GCAAGGAAATCAACGGAGCCAGCATGGCGCGCATATCCACCGAGCAGAGGCTCATGAACCTGCATCAGGAAGCGCTGCGGCAGTTCAACGACATTCAGACCGCCCTGCGCGACGAGCGCCTGCAGTGCTTGCAGGACCGCCGTTTCTACAGCCTGGCCGGCAGCCAGTGGGAAGGCCCGCTGCGCGATATCTACGAGAACAAGCCGCGCATGGAGGTGAACAAGGTTCACCTGAGCGTCATCCGCATCATCAACGAGTACCGCGCCAACCGCGTGACGGTGGACTTCACGCCGAAGGACGGCGGCGGCCCAGAGGCCGACAAGCTGGCCGAGACCTGCGACGCCCTGTACCGGGCCGACGAGCAGGACAGCGTGGCCGATGAGGCCTATGACAACGCCTTCGAGGAGGCTGTGGGCGGCGGCATCGGGGCGTGGCGTCTGCGCACCGTCTACGAGGACGAGGGAGACCCTGACAACGAGCGCCAGCGGATTCGCATCGAGCCGATATTCGACGCGGATTCGAGCGTCTACTTCGACCTGAACGCCAAGCGCCAGGACAAGTCCGACGCCAGGTTCGCGTTCGTGGTCTCCAGCATGACGCGGGCCAGCTACATCGCGGAGTTTGGAGACGATCCGACCGACTGGCCGAAGATCGTCCATCAGTACGAGTTCGACTGGCAGACGCCAGACATTGTGTTCGTGGCGCAATACTTCAAGGTTGATGACGTCACCGAGACCATCCGCGTGTTCCGGGCCATTGACGGCACCGAGGAGAAATACCGTCAGAGCGAGTTTGACGCCGACGAGACGCTTGAGGACACGCTGGCCGCCATTGGCAGCGTCGAGGTTCGGCAGCGCAAGATCAAGCGCAAGCGCGTGCGCAAGTACCTGATGAGCGGCGGCAAGGTGCTCGAGGACTCCGGGTTCATCGCCGGCGAGTGCATCCCGGTGATCCCGAACTACGGCAAGCGCTGGTTCGTGGACAACGTCGAACGGTGCATGGGCCACGTGCGCCTGGCCAAGGACAGCCAGCGCTTGAAAAACATGCAGCTCTCGAAGCTCGCCGAGATCTCTGCGCTGTCCAGCGTTGAGAAGCCGATCCTGCTGCCTGAGCAGGTCGCCGGCCACCAGGTGATGTGGGCCGACGACAACCTGCGCAACTACCCGTACTTGCTGGTCAACCCGATCAGCGGGCCTGACGGAAGCCAGCAGGCTGCTGGTCCGGTGGCGTACACCAAGAGCCCGACGATCCCGCCTGCGATGGCCGCGCTGCTGCAGATCACAGAGTCTGACATGCAGGAGATTCTGGGCGCCTCGCAGCAGGCCGACAAGATGGTCTCGAACACTTCCGGCAAGGCCGTGGAGTTGATCCAGACGCGCCTGGACATGCAGACCTTCATCTACATGAGCAACTTCGCCAAGGCCATGAAGCGCTGCGGCGAGGTGTGGCTTTCCATGGCCCGCGAGGTCTACGTCGAGGAAGGTCGCAAGATGAAGGGCATCGGCTCTGACGGAAACCCGATGCAGATCGAGCTGATGAAGCCGATGGTCACCGATACCGGCGAGATGGCGCTGTCGAATGATCTCAGCGGCGCGAAGCTGGACGTCAACGTCGAAGTCGGCCCCAGCAGCAGCAGCAAGCGCGCAGCCACGGTGCGGGCGCTCACGGGCATGATGGCCATCACGCAAGACCCCGAGACGCAGCAAGTTCTGCAGGCCATGGCCATGATGAACATGGAAGGCGAGGGCATCGGCGACGTGAGGGATTACTTCCGCATGCGCCTGGTGAAGATGGGCGTCATCAAGCCGACCGACGAGGAAGCCGAAGAGATGATGATCGAGCTGCAGGGCCAGCCTCAAGACCCGAATGCGGTGTTCCTGCAGGCTGCGGCCGAAGAGGCTCAGGCCAAGGCTGCCAAGGCCCGCGCCGATGTGGTCAACACGGTGGCCGACGCCGAACTGACGCAGGCAAAGACGGCAGAGATCATGGTCAAGATCGGCGGCGAGGCTGAGGCCGCGATGCAGCCTCAGAGCGGCGCCACTCAGGCAACGCCACAGATTGACCAGAAAACAGCGCTTGAGATCGAGGCGATGATGTTGGAGAACCAACTGCGCCGAAACAGGGTCGAAGCAACCGATGGTCAGATTGAGCAGCTACGCGCCGAGCGCCAGGCAAACGACAGCATGGTGCAGGCGTCAGAGGTCATGCAGCAGGCCGTGGCAGGCATTGGGCAAACGGTCGCCGTGATCGGCGAGGCGGTGGGTAAAATGAGCGAGGCCGTTGGGCAGTTTGCTGAAGCGAGCAGCCGCAACACTGACAAGGCCATTGAGGCACTCAGCAAGCCGAAGCGCGTGGTGCGCGAAAAGGGCCGCGTCGTCGGCATTGAATGATGCCTGAACTCAGTGGTCAAATAGGTGAGCTGCGCCTCACCGTTGAAATCAAGCGCAAGGACACCGGCAAGGTCGAGCAGTACGAGCTGGTCGGCTTCATGGATGAAGACAAGCTGAAGGAGCTTCAGAATGGCTGTAACCCACAGCACAGCAGCACGCAACGCTGCGACTGATGCCGTCACAGCGCTGATCGGCGCCAGCGGCAATCTGGTGTTTCGTATCAGCCCGTCTACGGTTTCGGCTCCTGGCACCGCAGTGGCTACGCTGCCTTTGAGCGCTACGGCGTTTGCGGCGGCATCCAGCGGCACTGCTACGGCCAACGCGATCACCAGCGACATCAACGCGACGGGCAACGCCAGCCCGGTGGCCTTTGCCACGCTTCAGACGTCGGTCGGCACGGTGGTGATCCAATGCGCGGTGGCGGCCAGCGGCAGCGACATCAACATGACCAACGGCCTGACGGTCGCGGCTGGCGACACCGTGAGCTGCAGCTCGCTGACCTACACTGCACTGAGCGCGTAATATGGCTGCACAAGGCACAACCACCGTAAATTTTGGGGGCAGAGCCACTGATACGTCTGTGGCTGTGTCTGAGCCATCCATCACGGGTTCGCAACTGGTGGAGGCGTGGATCTTCCCTGCCAACACGGCCAGCAACACGATTGACAACCACCGGGTTGAAGAGTTGAGCGTGGTCGCTGGGCCTCCCGTTGCTGGGGTTGGTTTCACCAACTACGCAAAAGTCTCAACGGGTTTCGGGCACGGCGTTTACAACGTCGGGTGGGTATACAACTGAGGAACAGAACATGAGCGTTTCACTCATCGGCAAAGACGGCACCAATATTGCCACGATCACAAACGGCGTTCCTGTATTCACGGGTGATGCTGGCGCGTCACCTGCTGGCGTGGGCTCATTGCGGATGTTCAGTGAGAACGATGCTGGCACCGTTACCGGCACCCCCGCTCTAGCCAGCCCTGAAACCACCAGTGACTACCGCCTTCGCACTGTCAACGACACAATCCTAGACGACGAAGTGTTCTGCTACGCCAACCAGAACACGGGAAAGCACTCATACGCAGCCACCACGCTGACGATGGCGCTAGCGTCGAATGCGTTGGTTACCAACAGCGGCAACATCACGACGATCAACACGGCGTCATTCTTCCGTACTCAGCAGTATTTCGAACTGTGCGGAAGCCAGAACGCAACGACTGTGGTGTTTGAAGCGGCTCTTTCTGCTGCGCTGACAACAAACACCACGATTGACTACGGCATGTTCCTGCAATCGGGGACTTCTCCTTATGTGCCAACGGACGGCGCGTATTTCAGGATTACTTCTGCCGGTTTTGCTGGCGTCATCAACTTTAACGGCGCTGAGACCACAACCAGCATCTTCCCGTTTACGCACACGATCAACCAAGTTTATGGGTTCAAGATAGTCATCAACACCGATAAGGTGCAGTTCTGGATCAATAACGTTCTGTATGCGACGCTGAACACGCAAGTAGCTAACGGTGCTCCGTTTGCGTCACAGACTCTGCCGTTACAAATTCGCCATGCGATTGGCGCTACGGCGGCGGGCGCGGCGTTGTCTTTGCGGGTGTTTACGTACAACATCCAAGTCAACGACCAGACCAATCTGCCGTATCAGTCCATTTTGTCCATGCGCGGTGGCTCACAGCAGGTGCAGCAGGGCGCTACGACGGGCGGCCAGTTGACAACCTATGCACTGGGCGCTGAGCCTGCTGCGGTGACGTTGACGGCCAGCACTGCGCCAGCAACCAACTCGCTTGGTGGCCTGTTTTTGCTGCCGGTAGCCATCACCCCTTCGGCGTCCGATTACCCGCTGTTCGCGTGGCTGAACCCTGTAGGTACGGCGGCAATTCCGGGCAAGGTCTTTGTCTGCACTGGCGTGATCATTGGTGATTTGTCTGTCACCACGGCGCTGACAGGCGGACCGCTGCTGCTCCAGTGGGCAATTGGCTACGGCTCTACCGCATCTACGTTGGCGACAACGGAGTCCGCCACTTTCACCGCAGGCGGCACGACTAAGATCGCTCGAAAGATCCCGCTGGGCGCTCAGAGTTTGGCTGCAACGTCTGGTGTTGGTGTGATCTCTCCAGGCTTCCAGCGTAGCTTTGCCGATGCTCCGCTTCCAATCAATCCCGGCGAATACTTGCACATCATCCTGCGGATTCCGGGCGGTACGGCAACGACTGCTGGCGCTCCCCGTGGATCTGTAGCTGTGCTCGGTTACTTCCGGTAAGTAAACCATGTCTCTGCTGCTTGCGTCAGGCGGCGGGGCAGTAACTCACGACGCCACCGGGGCGCTGGTTGGTTCTGGTTCGGCAGTCAACGGAACTG